ACAAGTCGCTGCCACCGGAGAGCGCCTTCTCGCAGGCGCACTACGACCACGTCATCGAGAAGTTTGGTGACCCGGGGCAGCTCGGCCGCTACCAGACCTTCTTCCTCGACTCGATCACGCAGCTGTCTCGCCAGTGCTTTGCATGGTGCAAGACGCAGCCTGGTGCTGTCAGCGACCGCTCTGGCAAGCCCGACCTGCGCGCGGCTTACGGTCTGCTCGGGCAGGAAATGATCGCCGCACTCACGCATTTGCAGCACGCTCGAGGCAAGAACGTGGTGTTCGTGGCCATCCTCGATGAGCGACTGGATGACTTCAACCGCAAGGTGTTCGTGCCGCAGATCGAGGGCAGCAAGACCAGCTTGGAACTGCCCGGCATCGTGGATGAGGTCGTGACGCTGGCAGAGATCAAGGCCGAAGACGGCAGCACCTACCGCGCCTTCGTCACCCACACCGTCAATCCCTACGGCTTTCCGGCCAAAGACCGCAGCGGTCGCCTCGACCTGCTGGAGCCGCCCCATCTGGGCGCGCTGATCGCCAAGTGCGCGGGCGCATCCGCCGCGCCTGCCAGCACCGCCACCCCCGCACACATCGAATCTCAGGAGTAACCGCAATGAACGCATGGAATGACTTCAACAACGCCGACGCCCAGCAATCCGGCTTCGATCTGATCCCCAAGGGCACCGTTGTCCCGGTGCGCATGACCCTCAAGCCCGGTGGTTACGACGACCCGTCGCAGGGCTGGGACGGCGGCTACGCCACTGAGTCTTTCGAGACTGGCTCCATTTATCTCGCTGCCGGGTTTGTGATTACCGCTGGTGATCATGCCAAACGCAAAATGTGGACGAACATCGGCCTGCACTCCAAGAAGGGCCCGACCTGGGGCCAGATGGGGCGCAGCTTCGTCCGCGCCGCGCTCAACAGCGCCCGCAACATCCACCCGCAAGACAACAGCCCACAGGCCGCCGCTGCGCGCCGCATCAGTGGCTTGGCCGAACTGGACGGCCTAGAGTTCTTGGCGCGCGTCGACATCGAGAAGGACGGCAAGGGCCAGGATCGCAACGTGGTCAAAGTGGTGGTCGAACCCGATCACCCGGACTACGCCAAGCTCATGGGTGTGCCGCCCAAAACCCCAAGCGGCGGCGCTTCCGGCGCTCCGGCGCAAGCAGCACCCGCGTACCCAGCACCGGCTCCACAACGCGCACCCGTGACGGGAAAACCGTCGTGGGCGCAGTGAGGGAAATCGCCATGAACGCATCCATCCTCACTGCCAGCCATTACGGCGTCGTGCATTTCGGCGACCTCGACTGCGAAGCGGTCGTGCTCACCTCGGGCGAGCGCGGCTACATCCAACGCCAACTGGCCCGCGCACTGGGTCTGCGGGAGAAAAGTCCGGGTACGCAAATCGGCGCTTTGATCGAGGAATTCTCCGCTAAGTCCTTGTCAGAGTTCGAGAAAAAAGGGTACGCAAAGGTGCGCCTGCCCTCCGGCCAAACCGGCACTTTCTTTCCGGCCGGAATCGTCGGTGATGTGGCGCTCGGGGTCATCGATGCCGCGTTGCTCGGGCATCTGCATCCCAAGCGTCAACGCCTCATTCCCAACTGCCGAAAGATTCTGTCAACACTGGCCACTACCGGAGAGGTCGCGCTGATCGACGAGGCCACTGGCTACCAGCACCACCGCGCACCGGATGCGCTGCAGGAGCTGATCTCCAAGTTGCTGCGCCAGTCCTGCGCATCGTGGGAGCGCCGCTTCCACCCGGACTACTACCGCGCCATCTACAGGCTGTTTGGCTGGAAGTACCAAGGCCACGACCAGAACCCGCCGCACGTCGTCGGCCAGATCACGCTGCGCTGGGTCTACGGGCCGGTGCTGCCGCAGGACTTGCTGGGCGAGATCCGCAGCCGCAAGGGCATCTCGCAGAAGCACCACCAGTGGCTGTCCAATCAAGGATTGGCGCATCTGGAATCGCAAATTCACGCGGTCACGGCGATTGCGCGCAGTTCGATGAGCTACCCCGACTTCAAGCGCCGCTGCGAGGCCGCCTTCGCTGGCGCTGCCCTGCAGCTGGGCCTGCTGCTCGATGAATTCGAGGAGGTGGCGTGAAATGCTGGGTCTGCAAACGACAGGCCCGGGGCTACGGCCACACCGACAACCGCCACGGTGTGGGCGATCCCCGGCGCTATCCCATCGACTGGGTGTTCTGCTCGCAGCGCTGCCAGACCGCGTTTCACGCGCAGTACGGCAACTGGCTGCGGGTCAACGAGGGTCGCACCGACAAGACGGAGGTCGCCATGATCGATCCCTCTGAGATCGAGCTGGCCGCGATGCGCAAGTGCCTCAAGTCCTTCGGTGAAGCAGCGGGCGCAATCGGGTTTAGCAAGCCACTGGGCGACTACTCGGAAGCCGAGGCCCTGCAGGTGATCGACGCCATCGTCACTTGCTACACCGAGGCGATGGTCGCGCACCACGAGGCCAGCAAGTACCCGCCGGTGCGTGGCATGAGGCCCATGCCCGATCCCATGACCACGAGCGCCGCCAACCCGTTCGCCGATCTGGAGGACGACTTGCCGTGGGTAGAGCCGAAGGGGAAGCAGCCGTGATCGACTTCAACTCCACCTCCAGCCTCTCAGGCCAGCTCACCGCCCTGATCGACGCCGGGCTGCTGCAAACCCGTACCCGCCAGCCCGTGCGCCAGTACCTTGGGGCCTCGCGCCTCGGTCTGGCCTGTGAGCGCGCACTGCAGTATGAATACGCCAAGGCTCCCCTCGACCACGGGCGCGACCCAAAAGGCCGGATGCTGCGCATCTTCGAGCGCGGACACGTCATGGAGGATTGCATGGTGGCGTGGCTGCGCGCTGCAGGTTTCGACCTGCGCACCCGCAAGACCCTGCCCGATGGTGACAGCGAGCAGATCGGCTTCTCGGTAGCCGATGGTCGCCTGCAGGGCCACATCGACGGCGTGATCGTCGGTGGCCCCGAGGGCTTCGCCTATCCGGCGCTCTGGGAGTGCAAGTGCTTGGGCAACAAGTCCTGGAGTGATCTCGAAAAAAAAGGACTGGCCGTCTCCAAACCCATCTACGCCGCGCAAGTGGCGATCTACCAAGCCTATCTCGAACTGCACGAGCACCCGGCGATCTTCACGGCCCTCAACGCCGACTCGATGGAGATCTACACCGAGGCCGTGCCCTTTGATGCGGCCCTGGCCCAGCGCATGTCGGATCGGGCGGTGAAGGTCATCACGGCCACCGAGGCCGGCGAACTGCTGCCGCGCGCCTTTCATGACCCGACCCACTTCGAATGCCGGATGTGCGCCTGGCAAGAACGCTGCTGGAGATTGCCATCATGAAGTACAACCTCGCGCCGACGCAAGTCATCGAACCCATGATCGACGCCAATCAGGCGGCGTCGGCACTGCGCCTGCCGTACTACTGGTTCGCGGATCGCGCGATGCGCAGCAGGTACCGGATTCCGCACTACCTCATGGGCGGGCTGGTGCGCTATCGCCTGTCCGAACTTGCCTGCTGGGCCGCGTGCAGCGCCGCCGTTCAGGGCCGCCAAACGGGTGGCGCAGCGGACGCTTGCGGCGAGGGGGACGAATGATCGACTTCAACGACACCGCCCCACCACTTGCGAGCAACCGCGAGACAGAGCGCGAAGAACTGCGCACGGCGCTGCTGGCGCGTCTGGAATCGGTGCTGATCACGATGTTCCCGGCAGGCAAGCGGCGCCGGGGCAAGTTCCTGATCGGCGACATCTTCGGCAGTCTGGGCGACAGCCTCGAGGTGGTGCTCGAAGGCGAGAAGGCCGGTTTGTGGACGGATCGGGCCAACAACTCGGGCGGCGACATCTATGCGCTGATCGGCGGCCACTGCGGCATCCCTGTGCACAGCGACTTTCCACGCGTGCTGGATGCGGCCGCCGATCTGCTCGGTCGCTCGCGATCAGTACCGGTGCGCCGCACCAAAAAGGCAGCGCCGGTCGATGACCTCGGGCCGGCCACGGCCAAATGGGACTACCTCGACGCAGCCGGCCATCTCATCGCCGTCGTTTACCGCTACGACCCGCCCGGGCAAAAGAAGCAATTCCGACCCTGGGACGCCAAGCGGCGCAAGATGGCGCCGCCCGAGCCGCGCCCTCTCTACAACCAACCGGGCATGAGTGCAGCCCCGCAGGTGGTGTTGGTGGAGGGCGAGAAATGCGCGCAGGCGTTGATCGATGCAGGTTTTGCGGCCACCACCGCGATGCACGGCGCGAACGCTCCGGTCGATAAGACCGACTGGTCGCCGCTGTCGGGCAAAGCCGTGCTGATCTGGCCCGACCGCGACAAACCGGGCTGGGAATACGCAGCCCAAGCAGCCCATGCCATGCTTTCGGCAGGTGCCAAGTCCTGCCACATCCTGTACCCACCCGAAGCAGCGGCCGAGGGTTGGGACGTGGCTGACGCCATCGCCGAGGGCTTCGATGTCGCCAGCTTTCTCACCCACGGCCCGCGCCTGCAGATGCACGACGTCGCCGATGATGTCGCTCCAGTGCTCAGCAGCGACGAATCCGTTTGGGGCACCGAGGATGCGCTGGCGCTGTCCTTTACCCGCCGCTACCACCGCGACTGGCGCTACGTGGCCGCGTGGGGGCGTTGGCTGGTGTGGGACGGGCAACGCTGGCGCACCGAAGACACATTGGCGGCCACCGACCTGATCCGCAGCGTCTGCCGCCAGACGGCGGTGCGCGCCGACAACCCCAAGGTCGCCGCCAAGCTGGCCAGTGCCAGCACGGTCGGTGGCGTGGAACGGCTGGCGCGGGCGGATCGCAGGCACGCGGCCACCACCGACGAGTGGGATGCCGACCCGTGGCTGCTCAACACCCCCGGTGGCGTGGTCGATCTCAAAAGCGGTTGCAAGCGCGCGAACGACCGCGCCGACCGGATGACCAAGATCACCACGGCAACGCCGGGGAGCGACTGTCCGCAATGGATGGCGTTCCTGTCCGATATCGCCGGCGGTGACATTGAGCTACAGAACTACCTGCAGCGGATGGCCGGCTATTGCCTGACCGGCGTGACCAGTGCCCACGCGCTGTTCTTCCTCTACGGCACCGGCGCCAACGGCAAGAGCGTGTTCGCCAACGTCATCAGCACCATCCTCGGCGACTACGCCGCCACAGCGTCGATGGATACTTTCGTTGAAACGCGCGGCGACCGCCATCCAACCGATCTGGCCGGACTGCGCGGCGCGCGCTTCGTGACGGCCATCGAAACCGAGCAGGGTCGGCGTTTGAACGAGTCCAAGGTCAAGGCCATCACCGGCGGCGACAAGATCTCTGCGCGTTTCATGCGCCAAGACTTTTTCGAGTACACGCCGCAGTTCAAGCCGGTGATCGTCGGCAACCACAAGCCCGCTATCCGCAACATCGACGAAGCGATGAAGCGGCGGATGCACATGATCCCGTTCACGGTGACGATTCCGCCCGAGCGGCGCGACAGCCGCCTGACCGAGAAGCTGCTGGCCGAGCGCGACGGGATTCTGGCCTGGGCCGTGGCCGGTTGTCTGGCTTGGCAGCGCGAAGGCTTGAAGCCACCCGCCAGCGTGGTGTCGGCAACCGAGGAGTACTTCGAAGCCGAGGACGCGCTGGGTCGCTGGCTCGAGGAGCGCTGCGTGCGCGAGCCCAGCGCCCGGTCGCTGACCGCCGAACTGTTCAGCGACTGGAAGCAGTGGGCGGAAACCTCGGGCGAGTTCATTGGTTCGCAGCGCCGCTTCTCCGATCTGCTCATCACGCGGGGACTGGAGAAGTGGCGCAACGGCGCGGGCGTGCGCGGATTTCAGGGCATTGGCCTCAAACACCCACCCTCGCCTGCTTACGCCCCCTACGCCGACCACTGATCCCCATGAAAACCAAGCCGTCTGACGCAGCCGACGTTTTTGCACGTAACACTCTATACGCGTGTGCGCGTGCGCGCCTCATGGAAAGTTACGGCAATCCGTGTCAGCTGCGTCAGACCAGCCCAAACAAGGACTGACACCATGACCACGACCATCCTCGCCCTCGATCTGGGCACCACCACCGGCTGGGCGCTGCGCGGCAGCGACGGCCACGTCACCAGTGGCTCGGAAAGCTTTAAGCCGCAGCGCTTCGAAGGCGGCGGCATGCGCTTTCTGCGCTTCAAGCGCTGGCTGACCGAGATCAAGCAGTCCTGCGACGTCATCGACTGCCTGCACTTCGAGGAAGTGCGACGCCACGCCTCGTCCGACGCCGCCCACGCCTACGGCGGCTTCCTCGCCACGCTGGGTGCTTGGTGTGAGCACCACCGGATTGCGTATCAGGGTGTCCCGGTCGGCACGATCAAGAAATATGCAACCGGCAAAGGCAATGCGAGCAAGGACGAGATGGTGGCGTCGGCCCGCGCGCGCGGCTACACCCCTGCCGACGACAACGAAGCGGACGCGTTGGCCATCCTGCATTGGGCAATCGAGACGCAGGAGGTGTGACGTGAAAGTTCCAGCACACCCATACCGCTGCCCGCTCGGTCGCCTGCAACCCGAGACTACCGACCTCGAGGCGATGAAGCAACGCGGCTGGCGCGACCAGAACTTACTCGTGGTCAACGCCACCGACGAGCGCCTCGACTTCATCGAACGCGAGTTCATCCGTCGCCTCGGTGAACGGCTTTACGGAGGGGTGCGCCATGGCTGACCGTCGCAACTGGACGATCGATGACGTGGCCGCGCGCTTCGAGGAAGCCGCCAGCACCGGACGACGCCTGCCACCCGTGCGCGTACAAGGCTACTTCAACTGCTGGCCCGCCTTCGTCCGCACCCAATGGGAGGCCTACGCCGCCGACGAAAAGGTGCACCGACCCTTCCCACCGAGCCCCGAGGCCATTGACCGCATGCTGGAGACGATGAAGTGGGTGCAGTGGCTGGAGGTCGAGCAAAGGCATCTGGTGTGGATG